CCTTACGTGCAACCCTCAAGTCCGGTGGCCTCACATGGATGACCTTTACACCGGAATCCGGTATGACCAACGTGGTTGCCCAGTTCATGAACAATATTCAGAAGTCTCAACAACTCTATCATGCAACTTGGGATGAAGCACCACACCTTGATGAAGATTCAAAGAATGAAATTCTTGCCGCACTTCCTCCTCATGAAAGGGACATGCGTTCCAAGGGAATCCCTGTCCTTGGATCAGGACTCGTCTTCCCCATCGATGAAGAAAGCATCAAGGAAGAAGCTTTTGCCATACCGGAATACTGGACTAGAGTTGTGGGCATTGATTTCGGGTGGGATCATCCGTTTGCGGCAGTATGGATTGCACATGACAGAGACACGGATACGATCCACATCTACGACACGTATCGGGTATCTGCAACAACTCCTGTGGTCCATGCGGACGCTATCAAGGCAAGGGGTGACTGGATACCTGTTGTCTGGCCTCACGATGGGATGCAACACGATAAAGGATCTGGGGAGCCTCTTGCGAAGCAGTATCGGAGGCTTGGCTGTAACATGCTTGGCACTCACTTCAGCAACCCTGATGGCGGCAATAACGTGGAGCCAGGAGTGCTGGATATGTTTATGCGGATGCAGTCGGGACGTTTTAAAGTCTTTAACCACCTTTCTGAATGGTTTTCGGAAATGAGAATGTATCACCGCAAAGATGGGAAGATCATCAAGGAGCGTGATGATCTCATGTCTGCAACTCGCTATGCCTCAATGAGTTTACGCTATGCATCAACTCTTAAATTTGAACCACGGATAGAACATGCCGTGGGTACTGAAGACACAGATTACTCATATTTCAACTGATGGCTTACGAACATCTTCTTAAAAAGGCTAAAAGGATTCGTGGCAGATATGCCAGTAAGAGGACTGACTATGAGGAATTGTGGCAAGCCTATGAATCTGCCTTGTCTGAAGAACAGACAGCTAGAAAAGAATTAACTACGGCAGAAGAGTTCAAGAATAAATGGGGAGAATCAGCACTTAAATATATTACATCAGCATCTGATGCCCTTTATGGGAAGTATAAAGGCAAAGTAAAAGAACTGACAGAAACCTATTTTGGAGCAGATTATGATCCGAAAACAGGTGCTGATGTTGGTGGTGAACTGAAGGCAGTACAAGATCTGTATTATGGTGAAAGCGGGAAATTCTCAGAATTGGAAACAGAGTATTTTGGAGAGGGTGGTAAATTATCTCAATTGGAGAATATATTCTACGGGGAAGAAGGGAAGTTTCCTACGGCCAAAGGTAAGTTTGAAACAGCATTGGAAGCAAAGCAGTTGGAATATACAGGTCCAGGTGGCAAGGAAGAATTATTGAGAGGCCAGTATTATGGGCCTGAAGGTAAGATAGGGACTTTATACTGGCCTGATGATCAAATTGATGTTACCGGAGGTACGATTCATAAGAAATATTATGCAAAGGATGATTTAGAAACTGAGGTCAATGAAGGAGGTATCTTTGCAGGGCTTGATATAAAGGCTACTAAGGAAGCGGCTCCTATTCATGAAGAATACATGGGACCGGATTATGAGAAACTTTTTGCTGGAGAAACTGCGGAAACTGGGGGGAAGTTTGGAGGAGCCAAGACTAAAATGCTTGGGAGTTATACAAAAGCTACTGAAAAATTTGCAAAGACTGGATCTGGGCAACGCTTGAATGCTCTGCTTGGTCGTCTTGGTATCCCTGATGTTGCACCAGAAGATGATCCAAATGCATGGACACGGCCTAAGATAATGGAGCAGGAAGGAGATATTGCTCCTGCTCTGGATAAGTATTTAGGCCAAAGCATAGCAACTGCATATAGAGGAGGTGGTGGTAAGCAAGGAAGATCTATATCTCCTGCAAGAACTCAATGGGAACAGGCAATTAGTAACACCAAGATACTTAGAAAGACAGTTCAGTATGGAGTCAATACGTTAGGAGGTGGGACTAAAGATGAAGTTATTAGAGCTATTCAGCAGACAGGTGGGATGCCTTCTGAAGTAACAATAAGTGGATCTATACAGCATCAGCATACTGGTAAACATGTAGATGTTTGGAATGTTTTTGCCCAAAGGAATGATCAGGTTTGGAATCCTGCTTACCGATATACATCTGAACAGGGAGAATATTATTTAGGTCGGGCAGAGCAGTACAGAGATAAACTCTATCGAGGTGAAGTAGAACAGCAGGAACAGGATATTGGTTATCTCACTGGTTCAATGATGGGAGCATCCGGTGCAGAGATTGATACTTCTAAAAAAGGTTCTGATTCCTACTGGAAGTTCAAAGGAGGAGAACCCAGAGAATTAGAGGCGTTTGATCCTACTGAGTTATATGGAGATCCTGCAGATTTTGTCCCAGAACATCTAAAGATACCGGAAATGGATCGTACTTCAGTAGATCCTCCAGGTAAATATGACCAATTTCTAGCACCAGGATGGGATGTCCCTTCAAGTGAGTATTATGATCCTTCTAAACCAATAACACTGCGTGAACAATTACGAGATGTTGAAAAGTATTCTAAGGGTATGAAGGGAATGCAATCGGATGCATCCATGAGGACAAAAAGTAAACATCTTATTAGTCAATCACTTGAGAAAGCTTATAAAGAGGCACCTGGAGAAGAAATAGCAGATCAAACATATAAAACTCAATGGGGTGATTATGAATTGCCGACTTTTCGTGGATTGGCTTTTTTACATGGATCACCAGCAACAGAGGTATGGTCCAAAGAACAACAAGAGGCAATATATGGAAAGGATTTCTCTGAATATGGGGATTGGAAGACAGGTAAACAGGAAGAATATGATTTAAGAAAAGATAAAGCACCAGTATTTCAGCAAGCAACTCCTACATTCGATGATATTATTGGTGGGCATGTAGATCCTAATACGAGTCAACTCATGTCTGGACCTAATTATGTGACACCTCCTGATGGTCCTGCTAATCCTTTTTCTATGGCAGATGTAGATCAAGAAGGATTGGATAAAATGGCGTCATGGGAAAAAACATATGCTCCACATCTTGAAGGACGTTATGGTGCAAAAAAACAAGAGCAAATGAGAACTTTTATAGAAGAAGAAAAAAGACAAACACAATGGGAATCAGAAAAGAGAAAATTTGAAAAAACTCCAATTGCATATGGAGATCTTGCCTCATATACAGGGAAAGCTGGTAAAACATGGTCGCCAACTCCCTATGGTCATGAGGAACAGAAAGAAATTGTATACGATCCTTGGTATGGATATGGATTTACTGAAACCCCAGATAAATTAAAATGGAAAGATTTTGAGCATCCACTAAAAGATCTTTATGATCCTGGTGATTTGCCTAATTGGGCTAGGGATTATGAATCAGGAGGTGAGTATACATGGAAACCAGGAGCAAAGCCTCATTATCAAACTGATGATTATAAAGAGGCGATGGCTTGGATGGAAGAGAATACAGGTGGTGGTTATCCTGGTATGACAAAAATTCTAGGAGGAGGGAAAACTTACAAAGCTTATCCTGTAGGAGTTACGCCACCTCCAGAGCCTACAATGGGAGAAGAAGGTTTTGATTGGGGTACAGTAGATGCTGAAGGTATGTTTGTTATACCAGGAAGAGATCCTACAGATCTTCAATTGCTTAAATCAGGGCAGATACCTGAAGTTGGTTATGAGTGGTCAGATAAAGGTGAAATGGTTAGAATCCCTGAACAATGGGAGAAAGTTTCTGTATCTACAGATTATCTTCCTGGGACAAAAGCATATGGAGAAAGAATATCTGAATATGATGTAGCTAAAAGCCAGTATACACAGGATGTTTCTGCATTAACTGATTTTTATGAGACTGATTTAAGGAAGATAGGGACCAAACTGACAGAATGGAGAACAACAGAAGCAGATAAATACAAGGGTGAAATCGAAGGAGCGCAAAAGGAATATAAGGAGAAACTAGGATTACCTTCGACAGATACGGAAGAAGCAACTGGTTTAGTAAAAGCATTTGAAACGGATATATCAAAAATACAACAAGACTACACAGATGTTATTGATTATCCAGATGACCCTCTTACTGATGCAGATGAAGGTGGACTAAAACAACAGTATCAAACAGCATATGATAAGTATATTTCTGAATATGAAGGCAGATTGGGCAAAGAAGCTACTGATACAGAAGGAGCAACTGGACTGGTTAGTGAATATAAAGAAGCATATTCAGGTGTTTTCTCAGATTATGAAAAAGAGAAAGGTACAGCATATGGAAGTTATACCAGTGATGTCGAAGGATTTGAAACAGGTGTTGATTATTTAGCGAAAACGGGTCAGTTTGAAACCGCCTTGGCAACATTAACACGGGAGCAACATGAATATTTTGGCGAATCATATGATCCTTATACTCAGACAGGAACTTTGGGGGGTGCCGCAGGTAAATTAGCTGAAGCTGGTGGGGCATTTACGTCAGCCAAAGAAACATTTGATGCATTAGGGTCAGAATATGCTCAGGTCCAGTCTAAAATAGCAAAGTACAGAAGATTAGGATTATTAGATCCTGTAATGAGATCAAGGAGATACAGGAAACCAAAACTTGGAGCAGGAAGTTTTATATAAGGAGGAATATGGCAGGTGGACAAGGTTTGGATTGGAGCAGTATCTGGGAAGGGATTCAACACGAACAAAATGAAGGGGCATTGAAAGGGATGGATCTCTTCAAGAATATAGATAATAGTTGGAAAGGTGTCCTACCTGATATTAAAACTGCATTTGAAAATCCAGATGACTTTGGAATTCATGTGGCTAGTCAGTTTAAAGGAGAAGGTGGAAGTCTAGCTTCTGGTGATTTTGGCGAAGTAGGTAAACTGCTAGGCACTGGAATTGGTCAAGTAGGTGAATTAGTAGGTGGATTAAGTGCGGCGGCGGCTGGTATAGGTCATAACTTGGATTTGTCAGGGAATATATCCGGTACGTCCGGAGGGAAAAATATTGCTGATATGGGTACACATGCTTTCCATGAGGGAGGAAATTTTCTAGATAAAGTAACTCATGAATTTTCTTCTTTAGGAGGAAATATTAATGAATGGTATCATGGTGATGAGGATTCAGTAGGGTTTGGAGAAACATCAGGTATGTATGATTGGGATGCCCCCAGTTGGGCTGGTCAGGGTGGTATTGGATCTGATCTGGATTTCACTCCCTCAACTTCAAGTTCTGGTGCTACTACAGATGAAGCTGGTACACAAACTGATAATACTGATGATGCTGAAGTGACAGAAGAAGAATATGAAGAATTAGTTAAAGACCCCAGAGAACAAGCATTACAAGCACAAAGAAGAGCAAGAATTCGTAGAGGTTTGGCAAATAAATCAGGTAAACGATCAACTATAAGGACATCTGGCCGTGGCATCCTCTGATCCTGAAGTCATTCAACAATTAGAAGAAAAGCTTTTAGATCATCTAAGGGCTGAATTCAATAGTCTGGATGATTCCCGTAAGAATTGGGAAACCATGTGGCAGGATATTGGTGAACTCTCTATCCCCTCAAGAGCAGATTTCAATACTCATAGGGCCAAAGGAGAGAATAGACGATCTAGAATCTTTGATTCTACTCCTGTCCGAGCATTGACTAGATTTTCTTCTGGTCTTCACAATATGCTGGTTCCTTCTACTATTCCTTGGTTCATTGTCACAACACAGGATCGTCAAACATCTAAAGATAGAGAGGTTGCCTTATGGTTGGAAGAAGCTCAGTTATTGGTTCAAGACACTTTCAATAGACCTTCTGCTAATTTCCATCCATCTATCCATGAATACATGCAGGATTTAGGTGCTTTTGGGACAGGAGTCATGATGGTGCTTGACAGGCCAGGAGAAGGCCCATATTACCTCACATTGCCATTGTATGATTGCTACCTAGCCGTAAATGATTTAGGCCGTGTAGATACCCTGTACCGTGTTTATGAGCATACAGCAAAGGAACTGTTGGATGCATTCGGGACGGAAGTCCTCCCTGAATCTGTTACTGATAGTTTAAATCAGAATCAACCATATAAAAGATTTGAATGTATTAATGTGATTAAACCTTCACGGCATTTGAATCTTCCTATGGAACTGCCAATGCCTTATGTATCTATCTTTTGGTTGAAGACAGAAAAAAAGATTATTTCCATCAAAGGTTTTAATGAACAACCATTTGTTTGTAGCAGATGGGATAGAAACTCAATGGAGACATATGGCAGAGGACCAGGAATCGAGGCACTTTCAGATATGAAAATGATTAATGAGATGGAGAAAACCTTTTTGAAAGCACTTCAAAAGGCAGTAGATCCCCCATTAATGGTTCCAGATGATGGATTTCTTAGTCCAATTAGAACAACACCAGGAGGAATTAACTATTTCAGGGCAGGAATGACTAAGGATGACCGGATTGTTCCAATGCCTACTCCGCAGAGGATAGATTATGCGGAAGTTAAAATGAATAAGGTGAAGGAAGCTATCAATAGTGCATTTTATATAGATCTGATGGAACTTCCTGGCCCTACTGCGGCTGATGGTGATGTTATGAGATTCACAGCTACTGAAATTGCCGCAAGGCAACGGGATAGACTTTCCATTCTAGGACCAATCGTAGCACGGCAGGAAATAGAACTTCTTGGTCCTTTGATCGAAAGAACCATGTCAGTTATGGGGCAAGGTAATATGTTCCCACAACCACCTCAAACATTGATGCAACAAGAGGTTAAATTTGAATATTATAATCCTATCTCTGTTGCCATGAGAGCAGGTGAATTGTCATCTATTTCACAGTTAATGCAGTTTATGATACCGTTTGCTCAAATAGATCCTACTGTTATCAGAAGGTTCAATACTTCCAAATTAACAGAATTGGGAGCAGATATACTAAGAGTCCCACCAAGTGTTCTTAAAACCGAAGAAGAATTACAGATGGAATTGCGCCAAGAGCAAATGGCTCGGCAACAGCAAGAACAGATTGCACAGCAAATGGCTATGGCAGAGGCAGAAGAGAGCATGTCAAAGGCTCAATCTAATAGAGCAAGTGCCGAAGCTACAATGTTAAAGGCAGGAGAACCTATTTGATATTTGACAAATCTAAGAGAAGAAGGGCATTATATAAAGAAGTATTCAATTCTGAAGCTGGTAAAGAAGTTTTAGAAGACATCCTAAGATGTAATTTTGTCTTGAATACCACTATGCAAGACACAGATCCTCTTCAAATAGCTTTTAATGAAGGAAGAAGGGCAGTTGTTCTTGCAATTATGAACCATCTACAGATTACACCTGTAGAATTAATGGAAAAACAGAGAGAAGTGTATGACCGAATCAGCACCGATAACCGAGAGCAGTCCCTCAACATCAACTGAGGCACCTGCTCAGGCCGTTCCTGATCAGGCCGTCCCATCTGGTATCCCTTCGATATTGGATGGATCGTTTGGTGGAACAGAAGAAACTGTTAGAACTTTTGATCCACAAACATTATCTGAAGATCTTAGGAACGAACCATCCCTACAGAGTTTTGACTCTGTAGATAATTTGGCAAAGTCCTATGTTCATGCAAGACGCATGATTGGTACAGATCCCAGTGAAGTCCTGCGTGTACCCAAAGAGGGTGATGCAGATGGCTGGAATCAAATATATAACCGTTTGGGCCGACCAGATGAACCATCTGGTTACCAATTTGACTTGGGAGATGGAGAAGAAGATTCAAATGTAGCAGATTTTAAAAATGTTGCTCATCAATTAGGTCTTTCCAACAACCAAGCCAAAATGGTACTTGGTATTTACAACCAAGTGAACGAACAGGAAACAACTAAAGATCAGGAAGAATTTGAGCAAATGAATGTTGAACAATTGCAACAAATTCAAACTGAATGGGGTGATTCTTTTAAAAGAAATTCAGAACTGGCTCGTAGAGCAATTCAGAATTTTGCTTCCGAAGAAACGGTAGAAGCATTGAAGGAAGTAGGATTAATTAATCATCCTGAAATTCTTAAAACTTTTTCCAGGATCGGTGAGGCTATGGCTGAAAGCAATTTCCTCCCTGGAACGAGAGGACAAACGGGTGCGCCATCCCCTGCTAATGCAGAAGATCAGATCTCTCAAAGAATGCAAGATCAAGATTTCAAGTTAGCATATATGGATGAAAATAATCCTGGTCATGACGGTGCAGTTCGGGAGATGACCAAATTATTTAGTTTTGCTACACCCTAGATCTCTTGTCAGACAACCTGAATAGGGCCTGAAATACCTGTTCACGGACCTACTTTGTAGACAATCCGTCTGTTTAAAATTTTGTTAACTAAAACAAATGGATAATTATGTCTACACAAATAACTACGGCATTTGTCAAGCAGTATAGTGCCAATGTACAACTGCTTGTTCAACAAATGGGGAGTAGATTGCGTGGAGCAGTTACTGCGGAGGGTGGCAAAATTGGGGAAGAAGTCCATATGGATCGTCTTTCAGCGACTGCCGCTCAAAAGGTAACAAGCAGACATGCTGACTCACCATTAATCAGTACGCCTCATGATAGGCGCAGAGTGACTCCGGTCGATTATGATTGGGGTGATATGATTGATAATCCTGATCGGCTTAGAACGCTGATTGATCCTGCTAGTGCCTATGCAGTGAATGCGGCAATGGCAATGGGCAGGTCAATGGATGAAGAAATCATTGGTGCATTGAAGGGTAGCGCATATGGCTCTACTGGTGATTCTGCCACATCAGGTAGTGCATCCAGTTCGTCTATTGCCTTACCTGCGGCTCAGAAGATTACTTCTGCAACGAATACTTATCCAGTAGATGGTGAAACTGCTGGTAACGCCCAGCCTTTATTGGTAGGGAAACTTATTCATGCTAGGAAGCTTCTGGCGGCACAAGATGCTGATGATTATGACATCCGTGGCATGGGCAACCTTTTCTTGGTTGTTAATTCCGCACAGTTAGCTCACTTGTTGACTTCAACAAAGGTTAATAGTGCAGATTTCAATCAGATAAGAGCCTTGGTTGCTGGTGATCTTAATCAGTTTATGGGATTCAACATCATTAGAACTGAGAAGATTCCATCTTCAAGTGGAACGGAATCTTATTCAGGGACTACTGAAGTACCTCAAGTTGGAGGTGTTGATGAGCATTATTGTTATGCATTTCATCGCAGAGGAGTCGGTCTATGTCTCTGGGAAGATATCGTAGCTAGAATCTCAGAACGTCCTGATAAACGATTTAGCCAGTATATTTACTATCGCATGACTCTTGGTGCCACTCGTCTTGAAGAAGAAAGAGTAGTACAGATTCAATGCAAAGATATTGCTAAATCTTAAAGGCTAAAAGGAGATAACTATGGCTACAACATATGCTGTTCACAGACGCAAAAGCGTCCAGTCGATCACTAATCCTGCTGAAATGGCACCAGTAGCGGAACAGGGTGGTCGACTAAGAGTTTTGTATGATACTTATGAAGCTGATGGAGATACGTCTACTAACAATACAGGTTCCAATGGCACTATTGTTGTTATTGGTACAATGCCGTTAGGCGCACGAATCTGGAACATCATTCTTCAAGCTGATGCTCTTGGCTCAAGTGTTGCCTTGAGTGCTGGATATGCGGCTCATACTAATACTTCTACTGGAGCGGCAGTTGCAGTAGATTTAGTAGCGTTTATTGCTTCTACAGCAATGAATACTGCTAAAAAAGTTCTTAGCATGACTTGGGCTTATAATGAAGCAGCGGCTGATTCTATAGACAATTTAGGCTTTGAATGTGTTGATGTGGCAGGTACTGATATCATTGTCGATATTGATGCCGCACATGCAACAAATACAATCAAATCCGCTATTTTCTATACTGTAGATTGATAACCGTAGGGGGCCTCTAAGGGGCCTCCTACTTTAATAGGAGTTCAATGGCTTCTAAAGTAGATATAGCTAATATTGCTCTCTCTAATTTAGGTGAACAGCCTATATCTAGTTTATCTGAAGCAAATCAGAGAGCTAGAGCAGTAAATGGAAGGTTTGATGATGTTAGGGATCTAGTTCTAAGAAGTCATTTGTGGAATTGTGTTCTTAAAAGAGTCCAGCTTGTAGCAGATGCCGCAACCCCTTCCTGGGGTTTTGATCATAAATATGCTCTTCCATCAGATTGCCTTAGAGTTATTTCTGTGAAAGATCAGGAATATACATGGAAAATAGAATCTGGGTATATAGTCTCAAATGATAACACTATGTATATTCTTTATGTTAAGCAGGAAACAAACACTGAAGTATATGATGCGCTTCTAATACAGGCTATGGGATGTAGATTAGCCGCAGAATGCGCTCAAGATATAACAGGAAAGACTGAGTTGAAGGATTCAATGATGGCTAAGTATCTTGCAGTTCTCTCAGAAGCACGAAGTGCTGATGCGGCAGAGGGTACTCCGCAAAAGATTGAATCTGATTTATGGCTTGAATCTCGCTTCACCAGTATTGATTCATGGAGGCCATTCAGTGCTGATGTTGTACAGGAAAATGCATACTAATGGCACGGTTAGTCAACTATCAGACTTCCTTTGCTGACGGGCAGGTATCTCCGAAGCTGAAGGGATTTGTAGATACTGCTACTTATAAATCTTCTGTAGCTGACTTAAAGAACTTTGTTGTTATTCCTCAAGGTGCTGTATCACGCAGACCTGGCACTAGGTATGTTACTTCTACCAAAAGCAACCTTCAGTCTAGATTAGTTCCGTTCAATTTCGGTCAGGATCAAGCTTACATATTAGAATTCGGTAACTTATTTGTGCGTTTTTATCAAAGCAACGCACAAGTTCTATCAGGAGGAAGTGCATTTGAAATAGTTTCTCCATATGGCACTTCTGCATTAGATGGTATGAGTTTCGCTCAATCAGCAGATGTCTTATACATAGCTCATCCATCTTATCAGCCTAGAATGCTCATCCGGTCAGGAGCATTGGATTGGGAATTTGAAACCTTTTGGTCAAAGGATGGACCTTATGATCTTATTAATTCTAATGAATCAGCAAAGTTACAAGTTACAACAACTGTACCAACATCAGGAAAGATAGAGGTAGGAGAACCTCAAGTTGATATAACTGATGATTTCTTTCTATTGACGAATCATGATTTGCTGGATGGTATGGTTGTTAGATTCACATTGGCTTCAGGTTCATGGCCTGAATGGCATGGGACTTTATCAACAGGAGGATCACCAACTGCATTCGATGCTTCGACAGATTGGTATGTCGTTAATGCTACTGCCACCACTTTCCAGGTAGCAGAATCATTAGTTGGAAGACCTGTATATCTACGAGCATCCAACGATACTGTTAAGGTAATTAAACAGATTCACGCAAAGGGTTCAGCAGTAACCATGAAGATAGGTAATGGGACTTCGGCTCAGTGGACTAATTCAGGAACCAAAACAAAGGATACTATCCATACATATCCTTCTGCATCATCTGCTGTAACACCTTCTGATGGGAGTACAGATCTCCTTTTTACAGATACGGCTCATGGATTGTTGAATGATGATATTATTCAGTTTCGTGCTTCTGGCTCAGTGCCTGATGGTATTTCAGTATCTACTAATTACTATGTTAAAAAACTGACTGATGATACTTTTAATATTTCATTAACGCCTTCTACTGGTGCCAACACAACCATTGATTATAGTAGTTCAGGGTCAGGTGCAGGATCAGGTGTCTCCTGGTATAAGAATAAATTCTATACTGCTGTTGTCACTCATACTGGATCAGCAAGTAATTATCCTACTTCAGTATTGGGCAACGATGTATGGGAAGAATTATCTATTAATAGCGGTTTAGGATTCGTAACTACAGATAATGACTCATTAATGAGATTCAATCCCTTGACAGGTTCTGCAATCAAATGGGGTTATATCCAAATTGATTCAGTTACAAATGGGTTGACAATAACAGCAACGATCAAAGAGGAAATTGCTAGTTCTGGTGCTAATCATGAGTGGAGAAAATCAGTATGGAATGATGGAGATGGGTGGCCTAGATCCGTAGAGATTTTCCAGCAAAGATTAACCTTTGGAGGCAATAACACCTTTCCTCAGACAGTTTGGTTCTCTAAAACAGGTGATTATGACAAGTTCTCTCCTTCTGAACAGATCGGTATGGCAACAGGCAATGTATCTGCATCAGGAGCAAGAATTGTAGGAGAACAAATTAAGGACGATAATGCTATTTCCTTGACCATATCCTCTGCAACAGTGGATTTGATTGATTGGATGAGATCTGGCAAGAAATTAACTATTGGAACATCAGGAGGAGTGTTCCAGATGTATGGTTCTGAGACTGAGATTACATTGACTCCATTCAATTTCACTGTAGATCACGTTACAAGCTATCCTACGGAAACAAATGTTTTACCCTTACTAATTGACCAACAAGTCATTTACGTCCAAAAGAATAAGCGCAAGGTGCGTGAAATAGCCTATAAGATTAAAATAGGTGATACGAATGCGACAGATCTCACTTTAAGGGCTGATAATATTAGTATTAAGAATATCGAGCAGATCGTATACCAGGATATGCCGAATAATATCGTATGGTGCAGAATGGGTGATGGGAAGTTAACGGCAATGACTTATAACCAATCATTGCAGATGTCAGC